ATCATCACGGCATGGATTAAATTTTTCTACTTGTTTGCTAAGTCGATTAAGATCATTCATCGGGAAGTTCTGTATTGAATGTTGTCTTTGATCGTATTATAATCACTGGTAGATCCATTCGCTCCATCTTCAACAACCATCACTTGATCATATCCAGTTCTTTCAATGATCTTAGTTTTAATTTCTAGTTGTTTCTTTTCTTTTTGAATACGACGAAGGAATGCGTAGTAAATAATTTGAGTAAAGTAAGCAAACGGATTGTTTGACTTTTCAGGATCGAAGTTATGTATATACTGTACACAGTTCTCAATACCATCTCCAATCATGTCTTCCCTGAACATGTAGTTAACGAAGTTCGGCTTGTATGAGAGATGAGTTGCGATCTTTAAAAAACAATCTCCAAGATAGTTGCTGATTAAAGGTGGGGGATCTCCATTTTCCTTTGCACGCTGTGCTTTGATGCGGTAATCAATCATCGCATCCAACAACTCTTTGTTGTTTACATAATGTTCGGACCTTTTTTTAGGCATATCGTGTTAAGTTCTTGTGTACATTATAGCACAGCTTGACAACTTAGCAAACTATGAGTAGAATAACTTTGTCGAAGTTCAGAAGCACTGTAGCTTAGCTTCTTTTTTATACATGAGTAGCAATCCCTGCTTTAGGATCACACTCTAATTCATATAGGGCTTCTAGGGTCTTGCGAGCAGACTTTACATTTCCTAAGTAACCCATTTTTTCTGAGGGTCGGACCTTCCCAGACGATCGCGTGTTGATCCCCATCCTATCTTCTGCTGCATCAAGAATATAATTTGTATAGTACTCAACCATTTCATGATCACATTCAACTTCAGTCATAGTAATAACTTGTGACTTATCTATGAAGTAAAATTGA